CTCATAATTGGGAATGCGCCCCTCTTTCGTTGTCAGAATAAAATTACCCTGTTCCTGGTATCGGTAGGGAATTATCGGTGTACCTGAAACAATCCTTGTTCCCTGTGCAATGGTCTGATTGTCCCTGACAATATCAGATGCCATAACGCCACCAGCCGCCTTTATCGTTATTTCGTAGCGAACATCGTCAAGGTTTACAGAAAGACTCTGGTTGGGGGTCGGCTGCAGTTCTATGAGCTGGGTCATTAGTTAAAAATCCTGAACAGTGTAGAGCCCTGGTTTCCTGCATCTGTGGTTGTTTGCTGGCCTCTATCAACAGTGGATGTATCTGGGGGATTGGCAACCGCTGCCGGTGGGAGTGCCAGTACCTGAACTATAGCTATCTGTGATTCAATAAACTGCAGGATCATGGTCACGGTGTCGAATAATGCCGGGTCTTCTTCGTGGGGCATGTCTTGCAGGTAGAGGTTTGTGTATGTGTCTGTTTTTGTCTGTACGGTCAGCCTGACAGACTGACGAAATATCCTGCGGATCTCTTGGTAGGTTTCCCTGTAATTCTCTGCCCGAAGAATAAACGAGATAGACAACCCCACCGGTAAAATAATTCTGTGATCAACGATGTTTGAACCGTCTTCCAGCGGGTGAGCCATCAGTTTTGCGGATTCGGCCACGGTGACCTTTATGGGTCTGGCATTGGCGAACACCTGCCGCCCGTCGTTGGCATCAAAAACCGAAACAACATCCTGGCTGGCACTGGGTATAAGGGCATTGAAAAGAGCCATCAGTAAGCCACTCCGTCGTCGAAATTACTTACCGTTGTTTGCATCTGGTCTGTGAGTGCGGTTCCTATGCCTGCCGAAATCTCTTTACTGTCACCCCCTCTTGCATCCACGTTCACAACTCCAACAGAAACTGTTGTATTGCGGTTTACGCTGTTTGTGGTGGCCTGTATAGCCTGTGCTGTCTGTCCTGCCAGTGGGTTTTTGTTGGCTTCCTCTATAGCCATCTGTGCTTTTTGTGTGGCCTTCACTGTCATATCAGTGTCTTTTGAGAAGAAACTAAAAAACCCCTTAAAAGTTTCCCAGGTATCAAGAATGCTTTGTTTGAAGTTCTCAAACGCCCCCACAATCTTTCCCTGAATCATGCCTATGATAGAGTCCCCCCCCGACAAAAACGCCTGTATATCGTCGTACAGGAGCGCAAACGCTGCCGCAACTGCAGTGGCCACGCCAATCATGGCAATCATGGGAAGGTTTGCGGCAATGGTTGCAGCGGCAACTTTGACCATGGCGGGCAGATAAACCCCGGTCAGGATAGCGGCCACAGCTACAAAGAAACCGACCACCAGCTCTTGATTGTCCCTTAGAAAGACAACAATTTTCTGTACTCCTAGAAGGATCTCGGTAAAGGCGGGAAGAAGATAGGCCCCCACGTTGCGGGTTAATGAACCAAACACCTGCTTTAAATCGTCCATGGCATCATTAAAGGTGGCCGCAATCGCCGCATCTTCTGCGGTCGCCACTCCTAATTCTTTCTGGTGGGCAATCAGATCCTCTACAGACCGCCTGCCCTGTTGAAGTAACAATATGGTGGCTTGATCAAGTCCCAGTTTTTTACCCAGCTCTACCGTTTGCGCTTTACTCAGTCCCTCGAACTGGTCGGCGATTTCCGGGAGTAATTCAAAAACCCCCTTCATTTGTCCGGCGCTGTTAGTGGCACTGATACCCAGTCTTGCAAAGGCTTCTGCCGCTGGCCCGCTGCCTGTCATGGCCAGCTCTGAAAGGTTGTCATTCAATGATTCCACAGAACTTTGAAAGCCTTCCGCCGTTCCCCCTGATCGCTCTACAGCAATCTGCCAGGCTCCCATTTCCTCTATGTTCAATCCCAACCGGTCGGAAAACTTACCTAATTGGTCTGTCACTGCGGCCTGATAAACAACGCTGGCTGTTATCGCTCCCAAGCTCAACAGACCGGCTATAGCGCCTTTTGCGCTGCCAATGGTTTCTAAAAATGTTTCGCCCATCCGTTCGGCGGCTTTGTCGGTATCAATAACCGCCGTTTTGGTTTCCTCTATTGTTTCCTCGGCTTCGCCAGCCCCCTTTTTAAGTTTGGTGGCGTCGGCATCAAATATGACGGAAAGAACATCAAGCAAAGCCATTTAGGAACCCTGTTTTTTGCGGGCGTGCTCCATTGCCAGATATTCGTTAATCCTTGGGACTATCACAGATTCATACATTAAGAATGCGTCCTCTGTGCTGTAGATGGTTCTGAGTTCGTGCCAGGTGCAGACCCCTGAAGACGTGATACAGCCTGCAATAGGGTCGATATTGTGGAACTTAACTGTTCTGTGCTCCGCTTCCATCCCTGCTGGAACTCGCGGATCTTTCCAGCGATTGAAAAACCCAGGTTGTGTTCTGCCATGGCCAGTTCAATTTTTAAGCCTGTGGGAATGTCGGGAACATGGTTATCTATCAGGGCAGCGGTTTTTAAGGGAATCTCTGTCCCATCATCGGCAAAGGCGCATACATGGGAAAACATCAGGGCCGCCAGTTCCTGATTGCGCTTGTAGTCTCCCTTTTTGGCGCTGCTGAGATAATCCACGGCAAGCTCCCGGCCACCAGCCATATAAGGAACCTTTCCGATAAGGTATCGGCGTTCTATCCCGTTTAGATCTTCTATGGTGATTTCCTTGGGTTCGTTAAGCATCAGCTTTGTGCCTTATTTTCGAACGCAAACATATAAGCCTTGCTCTTCAATCTTCCAGAGCTGGCCACGCCGTTACTGATAGGGCCATCGGTTATGCGCCCATTCGTCAGGGTAAGGGTTTGCCCGTCAGGGCCGGGTGATGTGCTTGTATAAGTAATTATGTCGCGGGCGCTGGTTTTACCCTGTCCTATCCGGTTGGCTTCCAGCAAAATTCCCAAATTCAAATCGTCTTCGCTGCCAGGAATAACATTGATTGTTACGGGTATGTGATTTGCGGTTGACCATGTGACCAAATCGCCGTTTAACGTCATGGCCTTGTCTGCTATCTGCTGGCTGGGAATGTCTACGGGGTCGGCATCGTCTGCAAATTCGGTTACGCTAGACCCGGTTGGGAATGTATTTGAGGCAACAATTCTCGCCTCAACACCAAACCCGGAAATATCATAGGACATAGTGAATACCTCAGATTAACGTGTGGGTGCCCTGTACCATCCGAATCACGTCATCCTTGGCATAAATTAATAGATAGGTGGCCCTGAACTCTGTTCGGTTGTCTGTGGTCTGGAATGATTCAATATTTGCATTGACCCAATAGCCGGATGTTTGAACCTGTTGAAATGCCCTATCATCCCCGCTTTGTTCAGTGATAAACAGTCTTTGTATGTCAGTCAGGGTTCTACCTACAGAAATCGTTCCATTCAGTAATGCCTGATTTATGCTCGCTTGGACAACTGATAACACCTGACCGCGCCCGCGCTGGTTGGCTGATACTCTGGGCAATGCGAGAAGAAGCGACATAATCCGCGCCCCGGCATCATCTTTTAGCCATTGCTCGTTGGCGTATGTATTCATATCAACAGGGTTAGTATCTCCGCCTGTTAAAACCCCCCTTTGATAAAACCGCCGCTTCTGTCCAGCTGTCTGCGTTTCCCCGTAATAGTTCACCCTGAGCCCGTCATACAGGTTGGCATTGGCGTTTGTGGTGACTGTGGGGGTCAGGCTGGCGGTCTGGAACATATAATTTTGAACCGATGCCCTGCGGCTGTAGTTGGTTGCGGCCAATACAGCCATTGGCAAAACTTCGGGGTATTCGTTGGCAAGTCCTACTGTATTCAAGGTTAAACCCGTTCCCGCCAGGTTAATAACGGCAGTTGATACAGCTGAGGCATTTTCGGGAGTTACAGCGACGTGATACTGGTACAGAACATTTTGGGTATTATTCCAGGTTGCGGCCTGTGTGATCTGGTCAGTTGTCAGGGTGGGAACAAATGCAAACGATCCGAAGTTATTGGACATTTCCGAAGTGTTGGCCAGCGTATCGGCTATGCCCATGGCTTCGGCACCGTCACAGATAATGGCACCGGATAACCAGCCTATTGCGGCGGCTGCATCATTTGAAGCCCCCGCCGTCACAGTGACGTCAGCTTCACCTGTTGCGCCTCCTGTCAGTTCGAATCTTTGAAATTCTGCGTTATAGGTCACCGTGGCCATGGTGAACACTGAACCACTCCCATTTCTGATTTCCACCTGAATAGCGGCGGCAACATCGGCAAAGCTGCTATCACTGGAAAAGTCGAGCCCTGTAATACTGGTTGTTGTATCGCCTATCTGCAGGGTGAAGGTTCCGGCTGTAATTTCCTGCAAATCATCAAGTGAAGCGTGTGTGGTTCCAAAAATCATGGGGGCACTGTCAGCATTGGCCCACCGTGCAAAACTGATATTTTTGGGGCGTGTGATGTTTTTGGAAAGAAAACCGAAATAAAACTGGGCCCTTAAAAATTCGGCGCTGGTGGTTCCGAAGTATTCCCCTACATCGTCGGCGTTTTGAAATTCCAGAATGGTTTTTACAGGTATCACAGAAGCTGTTGAGTAGAACCGGGCTATCAGTTCGCGTCTCCTTACAACTGCGCCAGCTCCGACCCCGCTGGTGATTCTTACATAACGATCAAAAGAAATTGCCATTTTGCCACCTCAAACCCTCCGCACGTTGCAAACTTGAGATAAAACGGGCGGTACTGTGGAAGAAAAAACGCGGCGATAAGTCAGGGTGAAATCAAAAGAGGGGCGTTGTTCGTGCCTCTCCCTGTCATCTACGAAATACATTTCCCGAATATTGGTGATTCGTAATATCCCAATATCCTGCTGTAAAAGGGCTTCACGGGTTGCAGATTGCTGTAGAACGTCGGCGGCTGCCTCAACAATATCCGAGGCGGTCAGCTGCTGGATATTGTTAGGATCTTGTGTGCTGAGCCCGTCCACCTGCCAGGTGGGGTTTCTCCATATGCTTTCCTGGTGATCAAAATTTCTGTTAGTGCTGTTGTAGGTGTCTTTTCTTCCGGGGAAACCGTAACGCTGAGCCTGTATCTTGTGAATGTACAGAGTGGGGGAAATCTCTACCCCTGTTTGCCTTGGCTGGTAGGATTGCTTTATCAAAATGCCACTGACGCCCAGGGCAACCAGTCCGCTTGACAGTATGGGTAATAAAACGCGCAATACCTGATTGTCGTTCATGGTGTTGGCACCTGTACGGCTATAAATGAGTTCCAGCCATCTATGGGAATCCAGTCAGTTTCGCTCAACACTTCCCACCTTTCCCCGTTCCACTGGATCTGGTCACCAGATCGGGCGCGGTAAAGGTCTTCTATGTCGGTGGTTGTCCAAACCTGAATATGGCGCTTGGTAAAATCCAGACCATTATCGGCGTAATAGCTTCTGTCTACTGCCTGAATGCTGCCTGTTACAGTCACGGGGGCGGCGTATGTTCTGACATCTAAACCTATGGTGTTGGTGGTTTTGCCTTCGTAGCGGTAAAACTGGAAGTCTTCACAATCAATACATTCGAAAGCATCATCCAAAATATTGGAACCGGGAACCTGCATTACTGGCCCCCTGTTTCGTAGGGTTTCACTTCTTCGCCATCCTTGACGATGTAGGTCACCGAATTAAGAAAAATCCCCTCGAAAACAAGTGGCTTGTCAAGTTTGCCCAGTGTGGATTTATCCGCACGGATAGCCAGCCGTTTTTCTATGGTCTTGGAGGATAGTTCGGGTTCGTGAACCTGGGTAATCTGGGCGCGTATGTGACCGGAAACAGACAACCCTATTTTTTCCATGACTGACAGGTCTGTTTCTGATCCCTGGATAATCGCTTTTGTGCCCTGTTTAATCTGGTGTCTCCATAGGGCTCGGTTTTCTGCAAGTGCCGGGCGGATAAAGGGTCTTGGTGGAATAAATCTTTCTGGGCTTCCAAATTCGTTTAGCGCGGCAATGGTGGCCATGGGAATATTGCCGCCGTCTTCTGTTGGGTGCTGTGATGATGAAAACCAACCCACCTCGACTTTAAACAAGTTTAGTTCGTCTATTCGCTGTTTCAGGTGCTTTAAACCACCGATAGGGCTGGATTGCTTGAACTGTGCCATTAGAACCGCCCCCCGACTTTACGAAAGGCGGCCCGTTCACATCGTCCGCCTATGTACAGTCCACCAGCAACCTGACCGGATAACAGGGCTAGAAACTGTTGTCCGTAGGCTGTTGTGTTAAGCCAGTACGACCATTCAGACGAACCAAACGGCGGCGCGGCCAGACTCACAGACACACTACTTACAGACGATCCTGTTTTTACGCCTGGCGTTTTTCCCCGTATAACCATTCCTGACAATTGGCATAGATGCGCTGTCATTGCGAACAAGGCTTGCTCTCTGCAATCGTCAGACAGGCAACCGCCCTTGGTGTTGTCGATGTAGCAAAGGGCGGTATCAAAGTATCCCTGCAGCGTTATATCTGGAAAATCTGTCTGGCTTTGAAACGCCGGAAAACGCCGCCTGAATGTCGTAGCGTTAAACCTAATACAGTTGTCAGCCATCGTTAGATTCGTTTAATTTTGGTCTTTTCTTGGGGTCAAAATCTTCATCCTCAAGCTGTGCCGATTTATCCCGGCGTTCCATGTTCCTTGCGACGGCTTCCGCGTCTTCGGCCTTGTCTTTTGCATCAACCGATATAAAACCGCCGTCGATATGCTTTTGGAACGCCTTTACCTTTTCCAAAACTTTCAGGTCTTCGGCCTTTATGTGTGTAGCTACCCCTCTCGGGGTTATCATTTTCTTGCTTATGACGTTGGCACCGCCATAAACACGAAACACACGCAAAGGCTTTGGGATCTTTTTAAAATCAATCTCGTTCGGATAGAGCGCGTAATCCTGATCAGCTGTCAGGGTGCTGTATATGTAGGGCATCTTAAATACCTGAACGTCTTACAACGGCATAGGGGCGTTTTAGCATTAACCCGGCTGTTGCGTTGCTGTAGCCTTCTGTGTAGCTCTTGTGCTTCTGGTCAACGCCCAGGGTCTGGAATTTGGTAGGGACAACCTGAACCCATGTCCTTTGGTCGTCTGAACCGCTTTCCTCTACGCT